CGACTCAGGGTCCCAATTATCTACCAAAAGAGGAACAAAGTCCTCAATATCCGATCCATCCTTCTTAAGAGGAGTTGTGTTGGTAGCAAACAACTCCTTTCTGTACTTAGCCATCACCTTCCCATTCCAAATATCCGCATCTAATTTGTCCGACACAGAATTTAAAATATCATCTCCAAAAACTGCCAAAGCGCACACCTCAGAGAACAAAAATAAGTCCCTTTCAAGACCCAAATCTTCTCTCCTCTTAACAAAACAAACTCTTGTAGACCAAGAGTTGTAAATTGAATTCATAATGGCCGTGAGAAACGAGCCAGACGACATTCCCAATATCTGAAATAACTGGTGTCCTATAACAAATATTGGCGACAATGTGGTAATTAATATCCCCACCATTAACTTGACATGAAACACGTCAATTCCGGCTTTAAGTGCCCGCTTCTCGAATTCCTTCACAAAAATTTGCATTCTCATGTTAAAATCAAAAGCCTCTATATCTGCTGCTATCATCTTTTTAATAGATTTCATACACATTTTGTCAAATAACAGCTCCCAATCCACAGAATGCGGATTCATTCCAACATAAACATCTCCATCACCATCGTGTGCTAGAACTTGCTCAAAGAACAATCCAAAAATTCTTCTAGCCTCAATTAAATTTAACTTAGATCCGTTAGCAAATAATCGAGGTTTATTAATTTTCGTCGCGTCCTTTAATTCGTCCTTAAGTGTTCCCACACACAAATAAGGGGGAAAATTCATTTGCAAAATTTCCTCCCACCTCTTATCCAAAAGTTCTTGCATTTCTGGGCATGCTTTCCTCTTTGGATTGTTCGGATTCCCAGGCTCTATCAATGGAAAAAGTTCATCCATAGTTTTGCCGTATTCTGAAAATCCCAATGATGAAGACTTAGAAAAGTCCATAGATTTAAAAAACTTTGATCCATCTACTCCGTTTATGGCCTCATCTAAAGTTGCGATTCTGACTTTTGAAGCGTCAAAATTCTTATGGAAGACTCCTTCCCAAACCTCATCCGAATCATAAGTTGCTTCCTTCAACTCATAATTTCTACCTTTCCACCGGGACAAAGCATTTTTAAGAGGAAAATGCCTCACACCATCACCATCGTAATACGGTGACAAACGAGCGGGTTGCTTGTTGATCTCAACCCCTTCTAACCCATCAAACATCCGGTTCTTCCGTAAGTGAGTTTTAGCTGGCATAAAAGAAACTTTCTTCCTCTCTACTCCGTTAACCGTCTCATAAAGGTCACCTATGTGACGAGCTCCCGGAATAATTGACTCTGACGCATCGCCATCTTCTTTAACCCTCACGTTTATCGAGGGCGGAAAACACAACGAAAAATCAGTAAGACTTTGGGACACAACTCCT